GAAGAAGAGTAGTGGTGTGTGAGGGTGAGGTGGATGCGTTAAGTATTTCACAAGCATTCGGAAACAAGTGGGCAGTAGTATCTGTACCGAATGGAGCAGGAGCAGCAAAGAAGTACGTTAGTCAATCAATCGATTGGTTAGAGTCCTTTCAAAAAGTAATCTTCTGCTTTGATAATGATGATCCAGGAAGAAAGGGAGCAACAGAATGTGCTGGTCTTCTAACTCCAGGCAAGGCATCCATCGCAGAGCTACCGTTAAAAGATGCTAGTGATATGATCGTAGCCAAGCGTAGCGAAGAGTTAGTTAATTGCTTGTGGCAAGCGAGAGAGTATAGACCTGATGGGATAGTAGGAGGAGAAGAGATATGGCAAGCAGTCATAAAGGAAGACACTTCAGAGTGCCGACCTTATCCTTACCTCTCGTTAAATGAAATGACACACGGTATTAGAAGAGGAGAACTGGTAACACTTTGTGCTGGGTCAGGGATAGGTAAGTCCTTGTTCTGTCGCGAAGTCTGTCACCACCTTCTTGGACTTGGAGAGACGGTAGGTTACATCGCACTTGAAGAGAGTGTTAGAAGGACAGCGTTAGGTATCATGGGTATCCACATTAAGAAACCTCTTCACATGGAGAACACCTTGACTGAGAAGGAGTTACGAAAAGCATTCGATGAGACTGTAGGTAACGGAAACTTCTATACCTATGACCACTTCGGAAGTACAGAAAGTGATAATCTATTATCAAAGATACGCTACCTGTGCAAAGGGCTAGGATGTAAGTGGATATTCCTTGACCATCTATCTATTGTAGTTAGTGGTATCCAAGGAGATGATGAACGAAGGTTAATTGATAACACAATGACACAACTACGAAGCTTAGTGGAAGAGACTGGATGTGGAATGGTGTTAGTATCTCACCTTAGAAGACCACCTAACGGAGGAGGACATGAAGAGGGAGGAGTTACTAGGTTAAGTGACTTGAGAGGTAGTCATTCAATCTCACAACTAAGTGACATGGTGATAGGACTAGAAAGAAACCAACAGAAAGAAGACAGCAACGAAACAAAAGTAAGAGTACTTAAAAATAGATTCAGTGGTGAGACAGGATTGGCAACTACATTGTATTACAATGCAGACAGTGCTCGTTACACCGAAGATGAAGAGGTATTCAAAGACAAAACAATAACCAACAATAACGGTAAAGCACCGTTTTAAAAATATGAAAATACTATTCTTTGATATAGAAACCAACGGCATTGAAGACTTCACTAATCTAAATGATTTAAAAGTCTGTCATTGCATGAGTGTGTATGATCCAATAGGAGGTAAGATGGTTACCTTTGAGGGTGATGGCATGAGGGCAGGACTAGATATGTTAAGCAAAGCAGACAAGATCATCGGTCATAACATCATAGGCTTTGACCTACCTGCCCTATCTAAACTGTATAACTTCTATCCTCCTTTAGTCCAAGTACAAGACACCCTCGTTATGAGTAGGTGTTTGAATCCAGACTTAAAGGAAGATGATTTTAGTAGAAAAAATTTTGACACTAAAATGATTGGTAGTCACAGCTTAAAAGCCTGGGGTCTCAGGATGGGTGAGATATTAAAGCTATCTTACGGAGAAGAAGAAGGTGCTTGGGATAGTTACAATGAAGACATGAAGAAGTACTGTGAACGAGATGTCATAGTAACAAAGACATTATATGAGTACCTAATAAATCAGAACCCTAGTAAGAAGATGTTAGCAGTAGAACATTGGTTCGCTTACATCATTAGACTACAGGAAAGCAACGGGTTTGAGTTTGATGTAGATAAAGCTGAACAGTTAGAACAAAAACTTAACACTGTATCTGCTCGCTTGAAGGATGAACTGCAAAAAATGTTTGAACCTAAAGTTGAAAAGATGAAGTCCTCTGCTGGATGGTCCTTAAAAATTGAACACATGGATGGAGTAGAGATAATCAATGCACCTACCAAAGCTAAGTTAAAAGATATACTTAAGAAAAGAGGCTTGGTACAGAACCTAGTTAAAGATGCTGAGTCTATCGGGACACAAGAAAAAGTAACACCGTTTAATCCTGGCAGTCGCTTACAGATCAAAGAAAGATTTAAGGAACTAGGGATTGAACTTCCAGTTAGTAATGACGGAGAGACTGTAAAGGTAGACGAAGCTACTCTTAAAAAAATAAGCCATCCAGCTGCCGAGCTTTTATTAGAGTATCTATTAGTAGTCAAACGACTAGGACAATTAGCTGACGGCAAGAATGGATGGCTTAAGCTAGTTAAGAATGGCAGGATACACGGACGAGTCAATACAAACGGTGCAGTCACAGGTAGATGTACTCACTCCTCGCCTAACCTAGCTCAAGTACCTGCTGGTAGAGTTCCCTATGGTGAAGAGTGTCGTAGTTTATTCATCGCTAAGAGTGGATATAAGTTAGTAGGGTGTGACGCGAGTGGGTTAGAACTTCGTATGCTTGCTCACTACTTAGCTAACTGGGATGGTGGAGAGTACGCTAGGAATATACTAGAAGGAGACATCCACACTGTGAATCAGAAAGCAGCAGGGTTAAAGACTAGGGATCAAGCTAAGACATTCATCTATGGATTCCTTTACGGAGCAGGAGATGGAAAGATTGGAGAGATAGTAGGTGGTAGTCTAAAGGAAGGAAAGATATTAAAGATGAAGTTCCTTTCTAACTTACCTGCTTTGAAGATATTGAAGAAAGGTATCGAACAAAAAGTAACACGAAGTAAAAGACTGGTGGGTATAGATGGAAGGATACTTCCTATTAGAAGTCCACACTCTGCACTTAACATGTTACTTCAATCAGCAGGTGCTGTAGTTATGAAGGTAGCTTTGATAAAGTTGTACAGCAAACTACAGAGTCTTGAATGGCAACACGGCAGGGACTATTCATTCGTAGGTAATATACATGATGAGTTCCAAGCTGAAGTACTACCTGAGAAAGCTGAGACATACGGACAGTTAGCAGTACAAGCAATCAAGGCAGCAGGTAAAGAGTTAAAGTTAAACTGTCCTATGGATGGTGAGTATAAGATAGGAGAGTCATGGTCACAGACACACTAGAACTTGAATACGATTACTACTTGTCCCTTGCAAACTTGTATGATACAACTGATTTAGATGTCTCTTGGGACTGGAAGAATCAACACAACAACAATGAAATGCCTTCATCAAACTCGCAGAGGATAGGAGCAATATCAGAATCAAGGTTTATAACAGAATGTCTAGAGAGAGACTTTGAACCTCACGTACCTACCACACCTATGCCTTGGGACTTCATTGTCACTTGCCCTGCTGGTGTATTAAAGGTACAGATTAAATCAACAACACATAAGTCATCGACTAATAGTTATGCATTGAGCACAAGTACAGGACTAGCTCAGAAGGCTTCCATGTGTGATACTATAGATGTAGTAGGATGCTACGTTATACCTGAAGACACTTGGTGGATGATACCAAGAAAACAAATAAAAGCATTATCTATAAAGTTGAGCGTATTACCGCAAAGTAAATCAAGATATAAAAAATACCAAGAGAACTGGAGCATATTCTATGAGTAAAACAACCATACTAATTGACGCTGATGTGTTAGCATTTGAATCGTCAATCATAGCACAAGAAAATATACAATGGGAAGAGGAGCTTTGGACTGTACACGCAGACATGGCAGTAGCAAAGCAAAGAGTACTAGGAAGGATAGAACAATTCAAAGACCTACTCAAAGCAGATGAAGTAGTGTTAGCACTTAGTGACCGAGCAAACTTCCGAAGGAAACTATTCCCTGATTATAAATCTAACAGAAGGAAGTCAGTACTACCTATCATCTTAAAGCCTATGAAGCAGTGGATGATAGAGGAACTAGATGCACAACTGTGGGCTAATGTAGAAGCAGATGATGTGTTAAGTATCTTAGCTACTGAAAGACCGAACAGGTTAGACAAGAGAATCATTGTGTCAATAGATAAGGACTTCAAAGGAGTACCAGGAATCTTCTATGATTATAACAAAGAAGAATACCATGAACCTACTGAAGAAGAAGCAGATAACTTCCACCTACTACAAGCACTGATGGGAGATTCAACAGATGGATTCAGTGGTGCAAAAGGAGTAGGAGCTGTGACTGCTAAGAAGTGGTTGGACGAACACGGATACACTTGGGAAGCTGTTGTAGCTTTGTACGCTAAGAAGGGACAAGACGAACAAGACGCTTTAATGAATGCTTGGATGGCTAGACTATTAAGAAAACAAGAATATAATAAAAAACAAAAACAAATAACAAAACTATGGACACCGAAGAACTACCAAACTCTGGAGAGAAAGAACATTATGCCTCTGGTGCGAAGCGTGACAGGGCTACTGGACGAGGACGATTCAGCCTTATTCCTCCAATCGCCCTTCGCTCCCTTGCCAAACGATTTGAAGAAGGAGGCAAACTCTACGGAGACAACAACTGGCACAACGGATTCCCACTCAGTAGATTAATAGATAGCATGAGTAGACATTTGTTAGCACTTAGTGAAGGAGATGAATCAGAAGATCACGCAGGTGCTATACTGTGGAATGCCAGTGCGTTCCTGTGGACCGAAGATCAAATAACAAAAGGTAGTTTACCTAGTGAACTAGATGATAGGAGTTATAATAAATGATAGCACCTATAGAAAAAGAGCAGATAAAAGCAGATGGATTTAATGAAGCTATCATAGGTCAAGAGTATCACGATGGAAGATATGTTTATTCTATTGAAGGAATCTTAGAGATACTTATGATTAGAGATGACATGACAATGGAAGATGCTATGGAGTTCTTTAGTTTTAACATTGGAGGAGCTTACGTAGGAGAAATGACACCACTTTATATATGGACTGGAGACACGCAATAATGGAAGATGAACTAATGCCAGCTATAAGCGAGGCTATGATTAAACGCTTAGAACAATTATACCCTGACAAATGTCCTGACTTGACGAACACAGAAAAAGATGTTTGGTTTAAGAGTGGTCAAGTATCTGTAATCAGATTCCTCAGACAAACTTATAACGATCAAATACAAAATAACATTTTAACAAAAGACTAACCATGTGTATGTCAGCACCCGATATTCCTCCACCTCCTCCACCTCCAGCTCCTCCTCCACCACCTCCTCCTGTAGCTGAAGCATCTAAGACTGTTAGACAAACACAACCTAAGAAGAAGAAGGTAGGAGCACAAGCACAGTTAAAGCGTTCTGCTAGACCTACACTTGGTGGATCATCTGGTGGTACTGGTGTCTATATGTCATCTTAATAACAATATAACTATATAATACTATGCTTCGCACACTCTCAAAAAAGACTTTGCTATCATCTGTTGTTGCAACAGGGGCTGGCAGTCCATTCTCAGTAGAGCGTTCTAAGGGTTGGACCTTTGTAATCGCTTCTTCCGCAGTAACCACAGGAGGTACGGTAGATATAGAAGCGTACATCGGTGGTGCTTGGTTTGTCATTCACTCTGAAGCTGTTACAGCTGACGGTGCTGTCATGGTTAGAGATGACCACGGACACTACGAACAGATCAGAGGAAATGTATCAGCGAGAACAGATGGTACTTACAGTGTATACGCAACAGGTTCTACTGACTCTCTTTAATGTCTATCACCTTCACAGATCAGCTAGATAAACCTAGCGAGATAACAACAATACCTAATCAATTACTCAGACCTGTCTTTGGTGCTTTGTATGGATTTGATGTACCTGTTAGCGGTGGAGGAGGAACACCTGCATTCAACCAATACAGCGTAAGCTTTGATGGTACGGATGACTATTTAACAGCCAACGAATCTAACCTAGCAACATCAGGAGACTGCACAATTTCCTTATGGTTTAACAGTGCTTCGTTGCCTGGTAATGGTGCGTATGATTATATGTTTAGTCTCACGGATGCACGTGCAACTGGTGTGGATCGAGCTATAGGAATAAGAGGGACAGGAAGTGATGCACAAATAGTCGCAAACACCTACGCTTCGGGTTGGAATCTTCCCTTCACTAACACATCAATTTCTGCAAGCACATGGTATCATGTCGCTGTTGTTTTTACTTCGGGATCAGCTCAGGTTTATTTTAATGGAGTAGATAAAGGATCAAAAGCAGTAACGACAAACACAATATCCTACACTCAAACAGTTATTGGAAGTATGCTATATTCATCTGCAAACCAATTTAATGGTAAGATAGATGAAGTTAGTGTTTTCCACTCCGCATTATCCTCAACCAATATAACTTCAATTTACAACAGTGGAGTACCAGCAGACATATCTTCATTAAGTCCAAAAGGTTGGTGGAGAAATGGCGAAGGCACAGGTGACACGGACTCAGGCGGAGGTGCTCCAGCGAATACAGATACTGTTGGTACTGTTGCAAATCAAGGGTCAGTTAATACAGGGTCAGGTGAAGGTAATATGACAGGAACTAACGGACCAACCTTTTCAACAAGTGTACCTGAATATGTATTTAACCAATACAGCGTAAGCTTTGATGGTAGTGATGATTACATCCAACTGCCTAATGGCGTTCTAACTGCACTTACAGGTACTGCCTACACGATAAGTGCGTGGTTCAATTTAGATATTGTAGGGAATTATCAAATGATTTTTTCTGCTAGTAGTAATTTGCAAATATTCTTTAGACCTAGAAGTACACAGGTAGGACTAGAACTTTACGTTAATGGAGCGAGTAGGATAATTCAACTCTCTCCATATAGTAATGTGGGTTCATGGGTACATGGTTGTATTTCAGTCGATACGACAGGCACAAGTAGAATGTACATTAATGGTTCTTTAAATACTTCAAATATTAATGTACCTCAAGCTACTAGCATCTCAAACCCTGTAATAGGTTCTCAAAATGGTACGGGTTACTTTTTGAATGGGTATGTAGATGAAGTAGCTATTTTTAACTCTGCTTTATCTGCGTCTGATGTGTCAGATATATACAACAGTGGAGTACCAGCAGACCTCACTTCATTAAGCCCTGTTGGATGGTGGAGAATGGGTGAAAACGATGGTGGTACAGGTACTACTATTACAGATCAAGGTAGCGGAGGCAATGACGGCACACTAACAAATGGTCCAACTTTTTCAACCACAGTACCATCTTAATAAATTATGAGCAGAAAATATGTAATAATAAATGCGGACGAAGTAGACTCCGTTGATTTTAGCCAAGTAGATGAGACTAGTGCTGATACAGTTAGA